GTCATAATGATCTAGAGGGATGTTGTTGTTGGTAAGACTTGTAGTACTACAACTCTCGCTACTAAGGGGGATTTACAGCAAACCATAGCGCAACTGGGCTACGGGCACAAAAAAAAGGAGGGAATCTCTGCGACCCGCACCGAAGCACGGGCCACAGAGTTAATGGGTTATTGACTATCGACTGAGGTCAGGACCTGAGTGCCGTTGATCTTAACGTCGAGGGATACACCACCACTGACCGCTTCATTCATTATGTACTTGACTAGTAAGGTGTAATACTCCTCGGCTTTCTTTGGCTTTGAGAATTTGCCGTTCTTGATCTCTGGCTTATCCATATGGTGGGTAATCCTGATTGACTTGGTAGCATTGCGTTTAGACTTCACTGCAACCCTGCGATTAAGACTATCCCAACGGTGGCCGCTACGCATCGCGTCGTTTACTGCGTCGGTGTCAACCACAAATAAAGTGACACCTTCGTCATCTTTGACCCAAGCGCCGCATGCCTTGATGTAATCAAAACAGCGCCTAAAGTCTTGATCACTGTAAGCACCGCCTATGTACTCTTTTCTCACTCCACCGCTTGCGGTTTTGGTTTTGGCAACCTTCCCGCCTGTGAGAACTACAAGCCTATCTTTTGCGGATGAGGACAACTGTACCGTTTCGTTTTTGCCCTTGCCGGTAGTGAAGTAAGTGCCACCAGATGTTAGACGATAGAAACATCCGCTGGCCCCGGTCTGTTTTGAAGACTTGCCATAGGCGTCTATGTCATTAAGCATCAACTCGGTCATGTCGGGCTGTCTGTCGTTGATGACACGGATGAGTGAAGCAGCAAGATTCTCACTGGTCTGTCGTGCATGTGTTTCGATGTTCTTTGCGGTTGATGTTTTCATGTTGTTTATCTCATAGGTGTGAGACTCGTAGTACTACAAGTCACGATAGGGTATTAGCAACGCGCACTCTGCAACGCCTAGCAAACGATACGAACTGTCAACGTATTGCGTAGGTTGTACGAGTAAAGCGTTACGCCTGAGGGTAAAGAACCGCGCCCTCACTATTACATAATAATTCTGTGAGTTGAAAAGGTACCCCCCCAGAGGACAGATCCAATCCGAGGTTTCAGTGGAACGATCCGCCCCGCCCCCACACCGTTCCGATACCCCCGTACACGCACACGGAGGGGTTCTCTAAAATTTTTGGGGTGGTATTTTTGTAAAGGTACTATATTAGTAAATACTTATAAGGGTGCATGATGTTACTATTACATGTATATTTAAATATTAGAGTATTATTATTTACAAATGAGCAGCGATAGACAGAAAAGAGCCTCTAGACGTAACTTGGCAGCAAAGCATGCGCATAGATTTAACAAGTCTTATGCAATGAATTCAAAAACATCTTATAATAGGAAATCTAAGGCTCATAGAAGAGATTTAAACGATACCTTAGTTAGGGATGCAGAAAACTATTAATTCGCGTTAGAGAGCGTTACAGAGCGTCTGGAAGACATATATGATTATCAGTGTGGTCAATGACTGGCTTGATTCAGAATTTTGCGATCATTTAGCCTCGCATGTTCTTGGTTTCACTCCTCATTCGTATGGTCATACTTCCAAGGGTGGTGGAGTTCCTTTCTATCACGCTGAGTTCAATATAAGCAATTTCCACATAAAATATATGTGCCGAAAAATTTCTCGGGAAGTTGCGAGGCGGAATTGCGGATTTTTAAGAGTTTACGCAAATATTCAGTTTCCCAATATGGATGGCGATTTTCACTTTGATGACGGCGATATGACAGCCATTTACATGCTCACTCCCACATTGGAGCAGGGCGATGGATGCTTTGAGTATATTTCCGATGGCAAGGTGCATTCCATAGACTTTGTTCAGAACAGGCTTATTTTGTTTGAGAAGTTTGAGCATCGCGGAAGAGCGCCAAGTTCGAACCCCAGAGTGACAATTGCGTTTAAAATGATTCGCCAAGAAGAATCGAAAGAGAACGAAGGATCCAGAATTATTCAATGAGACTACAACTTCAGTACGCTCAATCAGCCACAGTTCCCATTTATATGGCTGAAGTGACTGGACATGACAATGACTTGTTTGAAAGTCANATTCTTGAGCGCGGAGACGTTCAGAATAGATCTACCAACGTAAAGGGCGATATGACCGAATGGATGGTCAAAGAGCCTGAATGGTACAATCTTTGTGCTGATATTATCGAAAACCATATTATTTTTCTTTCGGGGGAAATTAATGTAAATTGGGACGTATTTGCGATTTGGGGAGCAAATTACAAAATGGGCGATTACACGATATATCACGCTCACATGCCGTCAATTTTTTCGTTTTGCTATTATCCTAAAGCAGACAGGGGAGCCTCTCCTTTGGTTTTTCCTGATATTTTTGCAAACGATTCAGTTTTTTCAGTAACCCCATATGAAGGGCAATTAATCATATTTCCGTCTTATTTAAAGCACGGAGTTCCGTCTCATGTAGCCAAAGGAAAAAGAATGGTTATATCTGGAAACATAATTGCTCGTTATGATTAACAGGAGATAAAGATGGCAAACGGAATGGGAATGGGGGGAGGCCCCGATTCGGCAGGGGCTGATGGAGGACCCGGAGGAGACATAGATGGTGGTGGCGGCGGATCCTCTTCAGATGCTGATGTTGCGGCAGCGATAAGTGGCGCTATAGGAGCCAATGTGGGCCCTCAGAATGCAGGCACAAACCTTGGAAACCCGACTGGTGGCGCTACAGGCGTAGACTCAGGTATGGACATGACTGGCCCCGCGTCTCAAGCAGATGTAGGGTTTGATCCATCAGCAGCCCCCGTTGGAGTAAACACAGATTCTCCTCAGAGCCCCTCTCCAACTACTCCGGGAGGTCTTGGCCCTAATCCAACTATGGGGCTTCAAATGCAAGCAAGATCATTGGATGTAGGAGCATTTCTTGATAGCCTTAAAGGCAAATCCGCATTTGAACAAGAACGAGCAGTTAAAGCATTTCTTGATGACGAAGCAAATAAAAGAGGTTTGCGTCAGTTAAGTATTGATTACGGAAAAAACATTGACAAAATTATGGGTTTTGGACAGGCTGTGCCCGGTTTGGGAATGCTTCATGGATCTAGAAAAGGATTGATGGCCGGTCTCAGGGCTTTAGGTTTTGAACCCGGAGTAAACACTCCAGAAATGGATGCGTTAGAATCCTTAGCGGGCAGGCTTGGTGTTTCTATAGACTCAAGGTCTGGAGGAATTGAAGAGATGTTTCCGGGCTATAGATGGGATGAAGAAACAAAAACCTACAAAAAGATTACTGAAGAAAATCAAGGGATGTTAAGCAGAGCAGAGCCAATTAGATAAAAACTAAAAAAAGGAGAATATAAAATGCCAAACGAAAGACGTATGCCTAATAGTGGAAATTTAGGCGGAGGTAACAGAGGAGGAAAATCAGGAAGTAATACTGGTGGAAGGCGCGGAACTCAAGGAGTTTCCGGTAGCGGCGCTTCCGTAAGAGGAATGAAAACAGGCGCTAGAGGCACTCAAGGTGAAGGCCCCAAAAAGAAAAGCACTTCTATGATGCGTCAGTCAACTTGGGATAGATTAACTGGAAGAGAAAAAATGCAGTATGGCACCTTGTCTTACAAGAAATACAAAGCAGATATGGAAGCAATGAAGGCCAAGAGTAATCGGCCTCAGCGCGGTGGTGGAGAAGGAAGAGGAAAAGGCGGCGGACCTGATCGGTAAAAATAGGGGAATTTTATGGCATACGGAATGGGTAAAGGCGGAGGCGCTGACTCTTCAGGAGAGGGAGGTCTAGGAGCGGACGCATTTGGAGGCGGAGATGTAAATGATATAAGCAGAGTTTCTTTTTATATGGACGACTTTCGCACTTCTTATAATACAAACAATCCTTCAGTATCTCTTAATTATTCAGGAAAGTTTGGATATGGAAAAGGAACCGTTGACCCAAGAGGTCTTAACTATAACTTCAGCCCCGCGTTTGATCCAAATCTATCAATAAGCGGTATAAATTTTGATACTCCATCATTTTCATACAATGTTCCAACTAGAGATCATAGAGTTGGAGCGTCTTTAAATTTACAGGGGTACCAAGGAAATTTCAACCCAAGTTTGAGCGCTAATTATTCTACCGGAAATTCAACAGTTTCCGGAAATGTTAGTCCTACCGGCTATGACGTTCAAGCCTATGCAAACAATTTGTTTGGAATTCCCGGAATGAGTTTTCAGGGATCATACGGCGACTCAGGCGGTCGCGGAATGATTGGATACGGATCAGATCGTTAAGGAGAAAAATATGCCAAAAGTAAATGGAAAAAAATTCGCTTACACAACGAAAGGAAAAGCGGCAGCAAAAAAGATGGCTAAAAAAATCGGAAAAAAAGTTAAAAGAATGAAAGGTTATTGATGGCTAGAAGTTACAGGCTTGAATACGACAGGTATCAGTCAACACCTGAGCAAAAAAAGAGAAGGGCAGCAAGGAATACCGCAAGAAGAAGGGCTATTTCTGCTGGAAAAGTAAAAAAAGGAAGTTCAAAGGACGTTCACCATAAAGATGGAAATCCAAAGAACAACTCAAAGTCTAATCTTTCTGTTTTAAAAAGGTCTTCTAACAGAAGCGCAAGTCCCGGAAGACCGAAAGGAAAGAAAGATTCTCAACCTAGGAGAAAACGAAGTGCCCGGTAAAAGTAAATTTGCCCAAACTTGGACTCCAGAAATGTCCAGAAGAATTGAAGGATTATTTCACGGTGGCGGAACAATATTTGAGGCCGCCAGAGAAATGGGAATCAATCGCTCTACGTTTCATAGGTGGTCAAAAAGCACCGACAGAGAAAAGCAAAACTTTAGAGAAGTTGTGGAAGTTGGAAAAGAGGCGGCAGAGGCTTGGTGGATTCGGCAAGGCCGAGAAAATCTTGAAACTCGCGGATTTAATCACGGCCTATGGCTGATGAACATGGTTAATAGATTTGGCTGGACATCTTCACACAGCAAAAAAGAAGAGAAAAAAGAAGTTGAGCATACCGGAGTTGTGGAAGTCAAAAATAAAGTTGATGTAGACGCAATTCTTGAAAAGGCTATCAACAAAGGAATAGAAGAAATAAAGGAAAGTATTCACTAGGTAATAGTTATGGCTTCAAAAGACGAAACAATTAGAGGGATAAATGCTGATTTTATAAATAGAGTTTCAAACACTCTTAATGACGCTTCATCAGCAATTTCTGAGATTTATGCAAAAAGGAAGATGAATCTTCAAAAACCTCCTCCAATGCAAATGCCTATGCAAGATCAGATGCAGCAACCCGCCATGCCTGACATGCAAATGTCTAACGAAATGACTCAATCTGCATCAGACCCATCTCAAGCAGGGCAGCAAGTAAATGATTTTTTAAATTCTGCGAATATGCAGACATCAAATATTCCTCAACCTGAAAGTTCAATGCCAATGCAAAGCAATCAAATGTCAATGCAAAACAATCAAATGGCGCAGCCTTCAGATACAGACCAAGAAAAGATGGCAGCAGTTCAGCAATTTTCTCAACAGACCGGACAAGATCCAACAAAGGTTATTGAAAAAATTATTTCTGGAAATTTGCAATACATAGCAGGACAGGGAGTTATTGACCAAAATCAAATGGCATCAAACGCTCCCTTAATGTAGAAATTAGGAGTCAGTATGCTCCCCTCCATAGCAAAAAGTGTCGAATATAAAAATAAAAACGCAGACGCTGCAAAAAAATTTGCTGAGTGGGGGCATACTGCTCCATTTAATCAAGTTGTTGAAGCGTATGCTGATTGTCACAGGGATCCTAATATTGATGATTCTTTCATTCGTACTCTCGCTCAACTTGACCGTTATTATCTTGCTGTTTTTATTTGCAATAGACATGACATGCTACATCCGTGGATATACGAAAGGTGCAGAGAGGTAGAGTCAAATAGAGACAGGCATCTTGACCTGTGGGCTAGGTTCCACTACAAAAGTTCAATAATTACGTTTCTGGGGTCTATACAAGAAGTTATTTGCAATCCCGACATAACAATTGGGCTTCTTTCTTTTTCTGCAAAACAGGCAAAGCCATTTCTTAGGCAAATAATGCAGGAATTTGACTCAAACGAAAAGTTAAAACAATTATTTCCTGACATTCTTTGGGATAAACCTAGACTTCAAGCCCCAAAATGGGCTGAAAATGAAGGAATATGCGTAAAAAGACAGGCAAACCCAAAAGAACAAACTATTGAGGCGCATGGCCTTGTTGACGGTCAACCTACTGGGCGACACTTTAATTTAATTATTTATGATGACGTTGTTGTTCAAGAATCGGTAACAACTCCAGAGCAGATCAAAAAAACAACTACTCAATGGGAGTTATCGCTTAACTTGGGTTCTACTCACAGGCCAAGGTTTCAATATGCAGGAACAAGGTATTCTTATGGGGATACTTACGGAACCATTCTGCAAAGAGCCGCTGTAAAACCGAGAATACATCCCGCGACAGAAGACGGGACAATGGAGGGAACTCCTGTATTTTTGGAAGACGAAAGATGGGAAGAAATTAAAAAAACAACCTCTACATACACCGTTGCTTGCCAACAGTTATTAAATCCTATTGCAGGATCTGATGTTGCGTTTAAACAGGAGTGGTGGAACGAATGGGAAATACGTCCTTACACTATGAACGTATACATTATGTGCGATCCCGCGCACTCGCGAAAAAAAGAATCCAATAGGACTGCGATTGCAGTGGTAGGCGTAGATTCTAATTACAATAAATTTTTGCTTGATGGAGTTTGCCACAGGCTTAGTTTATCGGAAAGATGGGAAAATTTGCAACATCTAAGAACCAAATGGAAGAGAGCACCCGGAGTTAGAGAGGTAAAGGTGGGGTACGAAAGGTACGGAGCGCAATCTGATATTGAACATTTTAAAGAGATGATGCGTATTGAAGGGAGTTCTTTTCCTGTATACGAATTGAATTGGACGGGCGGCGGCGGATCCCAATCTAAAAGAGACAGAATACAAAGACTAGAGCCAGATTTAAAAGACGGATCTTTTTTCTTTCCTTACCCAACAGACGAGAAAAGACTAACCTCTCATCAAAAAGACTTTAAACATAAAAAGCAAGCATTTTTAATATCTAAAAAAATAATGCGAAAAAATGAAGAAGGCAAGTTATATGACCTTTCTGACTGGGTAAGAAAAAATGAATACAACCTTTTTCCAACTATACACCCAGATTTTTTAGATGCTTTATCAAGAATATATGATATGGATGCTATGCCCCCTATATCAAGAACAAGAAGGTCTTTAGAGCCTGAATCGGAGGCAAGATTCTAATGGCAAGAAAATCAAGAATAGGAGCAGGAAAAAGATCCTCTTCAAAAAGGGTCGCATATAGAATGGTAAACGGAAGGAATTTTAACGAAAAAAGCCCAAGAAAATTTCCTTACGGATTGATGCCTTATTTTCAAAACTTTTATATTTTAGAAGGTTATGTGTCAGATGAATAAAATATTATTAATACTGCTAATGTTGGTTTCTCCAGTTATGGCGCAGAGCCCACCGGAAGGTATCAGACCTGTCATGGTACAGATGCAGTTGTTCTGTGCTGACTCATTTGATTTTATTGTGGACTTGTTATCCATTGAATTCCAAGAGACTCCTGTAATGATGGGCTATCTCAAGG